CCTGTAAGAAATGTGAATGTGAAGATTGTCAAGAGGAATGCATCTGTGAAACATGCACACATGAAGTATGCGATTGTCAGAAAAGGGAAGAGTAATGGAACCATTAGAGAATAAAACACGTAGGGGCTGGATATATAGTGAAAAACCTTTAGATAGAGAAGGATATATATATATGGGCAGGGTTCCTGATCCAAAAAAGGGAGAAGGAACACATAATACTGTAAGAGCATATGCGCCGAGTACGAAGTTAAAGACTAGCTCTACTAAGAAGTATGCTAAAGGCAGTAGCGTAAGAAAGGCGCGGTAGAGATGAATGGCATGGAGATGGACTGCACTCATAGTTTATTTAATAATCTGCATCTATGATTTTGTAGTTGTACCTGTGTGGTATGGACTAAACAGACCAGACCTTGCTTCCTTCGTAACATATATAATAACAATTGAAGACCCATTAGTACAATTAGAATTAATGAAAAAAATGACAGGGCAACACACCCCTTTTACTCTTATGGGCGGCGGATTATTCCACTTAGCCTTTGGAGCATTACTTACCGGATCAGTATTTGGTAAGGAAAAATAAATAATCGCCAATCATGGGATTATTAAAACTCGCTGAAAAGGAGACTACTATGAATACAATTAACGGTGCGCTAATAAAAGATTTCAGAAGTTTATTTAACAAGATGTCAGTAGGAAAGACTTTTGATGAGTACTGGATTCCAGATCATCGAACTTCAAATTATCCTCCGTACAATCTTGTGCAAGAATCTGAAAATAATTATCGAATTGAAATAGCTGTTGCTGGTTTCTCTAAGGAGATGTTGAAGATTCTAGAAGAGGAAGGCCGTCTTACAGTTGAAGGAAAGCAAGAGTCTTCTGAGCGTTCAGAGGAAGAGGAGCTTTGGCAGTATAATGGCTTGGCCCAACGAAAGTTCACTCGTAGTTTTTATCTTGCTCCTAATGTAGAAGTTAGTGAAGCAAAACTAGAGAACGGCATTCTGGTTATTCGCTGTCATAAAGACGTAGATAAGAATCAAAAGATGATTGAGATTCTATGATAAAAAAGGTAAACAACTATAATGGATTATATTACGCTATCAAATAAGGTGCTTCGTTCTCTTAATGAAGTTGAGCTTACAGCAGCTAACTTTGCTAGTAGTAAAGGTATACAATCCGCTGTAAAGGATTTTGTAAATAGAAGCATTAACGATATCTACACTGCTGAACTGGAATGGCCGTTCCTTCATACAGATGGAACAATTACTACTGTTGCAGGAACAGCAGAGTATGCTCTGGAATCCGGTTTTAAATCAGTAGATGTAGATACCGTATATTTGATTGAATCCGGTACAGATGTGAAGATTATTCCGTATGTTCCGTATGTTCAATTTACTCAACAGTTTCGGGAGCGTGATCTTGATCCTACTACTACAGATAACAGGGCTAAACCTGAATATCACTATCTAACTCAGGATGATAAGATAGGGCTTACTCCTGTTCCTGATGCGGAGTATACTGTGCATTACGAATACTGGCAGACCCATACAGACCTTTCTGGGTCTACTGATGAACCTGCATTACCTGCACGATATCACGATGTTGTCGTAGCACGGTGCGAATACTACGTGCATCAGCTTCGTGCAGACCTGCAAGCAGCGACTTTAAAACACTCTGAGTTTGAAAACAGGATTGAGCGAATGCGTGTTGATCTGATTAATAAGCCAGACCTTATGCGCTCTACAGCAGTTAATGCTGGTTCTCAATCTAATACACGGCATCCTAAGTACTTCTAGTATGTCAGTACCCCGATTAAGAACAGTAGGACAACTTCTTGGTTCTTCAGCTACAGTATACACCTGTCCTACTGGATTTGAAGCAGAGTTAAAAACATTCAATGTTAATAACTTACATACTTCTGCTGTTGATCTTACTCTTAAAGCTGTAATTTCTTCTAGCGACATACCTATTGTAACCACTAAAAGTATAGCAGCGGATGCAATCGTAGACCTTCTTAATTCAAGACCTATTGCTCTTAAAGCATCTGATACTCTTGTAGCTACTGCTGGAACAGCAAGTTCGCTCAACATAGTTGTAACAGTATCAGAGACATTTACAGGATAACGAATAAATGGCAGATGACGCAACTGTAACATTATCAGCTACTGTTTTACCTGATGAGATAGCTAAAACTATTGCAGGAACTATGACGTTAGCTCCAGCAGATGCAAATGACAAATGGTACTACAAGTTTACTTCTGTATCTAATGCTAGTACGGATTTAATCGCCGGTTATTTTACGGACTATACTGCTGTAGATGATGATACAGCACCAACAGCGGTACATACAGCGGATAAAGTTAAGTTCCTGTTTATCAAGAATACGGATGGATCAAATGATGTATATCTTGTATTTGATGCGGGAACTGTTGCAACATCGACAGCAGACGCTATTAAAGTTCCAGCAAATACTGCTTGGTTTGGTCAGTTACCTAATACTACGGTAGCAGAGATTCACGCTATCTCTTCTACTTCTACCGTTAACTGTATCGTAGCCGCTCTTATAGATGATGTAGCTTAATGGAAAATATTCAACAACAAATTGTATCGCTTGATGGAGGGCTAGTTCTTAATAAAGACCCGTTTACTCAACCTCCCGGTTCAGCATTACAACTACAGAATTTTGAACCATCTATTAGGGGCGGGTATCGAAGGATAACTGGTACAAATAAGTATATCCTAAAAGAGTTCAACGATACTAATTTAGGAACTTCAGGTAAAACAGGTTCTGATGGCATCCTTCTTTCCGCCATTTTAGGAAATGATATTGTGGCAGCAAGAGGGGCTGTATTGGGAAAAGCTACTTCAACTTTTCTTACTACTGATCACACTGATTCAGTTGCTACGTTTACTGTAAATAGTACAAGTGGTTTTGCTTCTAGCGGTACGTTACATATCGGTTCAGAACAAATATCATATTCGGGCAAATCGGCCACAACCTTTACAGGAGTTAGCAGAGCGCAAGGAGGAACATCAGCAGCAGAGCATCTTAATAAGGCTATTATTTCTACCGGCTGGACTAAGATTGATGAAGCAAGAACTTCAGCAAATGAGTATACTTTTACCAGATACAATTTTAGCGGTACAGATATGATGGCTATTGCTGATGGACAAAACTACGCAGCATCTTATGACGGAACTACGTATACGTTACTAAATGGGTCTATTGGCTCTGGATCAGGAACAGCACCAACATCTATTGAATCTATCTTTGCATTTAGAAATCATATGTTCTTCGCTAAATCCTCTTCAGAAGAGCTTGTATTTTCTGCTCCGTTTGCTGAAAATGATTTTACTCCTGCGAATGGTGCAGGAAGTATACGAGTAAATGATAAAATAGTCGGTCTTATGGTTTTTCGTGAAAGATTGATTGTTTTTTGTAAAAACAGTATTTACGTTTTATCTGGAAATAGTATAGCAGATTTTGTAATAGAGCCTATTACAAGAGATATCGGGTGTTTGGATAAGTTCTCTATTCAGGAAATAGGCGGCGATCTTATTTATCTTGCTCCTGATGGATTAAGAACCATTGCTGGTACTGAAAAAATTGATGATATTGAATTAGGAACCGTAAGTAAACCGATACAGGAACGTATTGATGATATAGGTTTTGATAATCTTACTTCAGTTGTTGTGCGTGAAAAGTCGCAATACAGGCTATTTTATCCTGAAACAGCCGGTACTGAAAAGCATCAATTAGGTATTTTAGGAACTATAAAACAAAGCAATGAAGGACAAATTGGTTTTCAGTGGGCGGATATTGTAGGGGTTAAGCCAAGTTCTGCTGATTCAGAGTATATAGGACAGATTGAAGTTGTGCTTCACGGCGCATATGATGGATTTATATACCAACAGGAAAACGGAAATACCTTTGCTGGAACTAATATGGAAGCTATTTATCGTTCATCTGATCTTATTATGGGAGATGCCGGAATAAGAAAAAGTATGCAACGAGTTATTGCAAACTATAGAAGTGAAGGCACGGTGAATGCAAGATTACTTTTAAGGTACGATTATGATTCGTCGGATACTCCGCAACCAGAAGCGTACACAATTAGTGAAGGAGCAGCTACTGCTATTTATGGGCATCGAAGAAGTACTTACGGTACGGCTGCTTATGGTGAAGGCGGCAATCCATTAGTACGACAATCTGTAGAGGGAAGCGGTTTTGCTATTGCAATTAAAGTTAATGAAGATGCTGGATCATACCCATTCGTATTAAACGGATTTCAACTAGAGTTTACTGCCGGTGGCAGACATTAGAAAGAGAGAATAATGGGCGCAACATATACACGACAATCTGAAAGTGCTATTGCTTCAGGCGAAGTTATTCAAGCTTCTCATTCGGAAGATGAATTTGATCAATTAGTATTAGCCTTTAATTCTTCTACTGGACATTCGCATGATGGCACTGCCAATGAAGGTGGTGATGTAACAAAACTATTAGGTACTGCAATT